GCAATCAGCCTTTGCTGTTTTGTGAGCTACTACATTCCAGAATTTTTCAAACCAACCATTAGAGTCAGTTCTTTGTTTATATAAGTTGATAGTATCTCTGTTCTTTATATAGTCCTGATTTGCCGTATCCGGTAAAACCGTATCCGGTTTTTCAGGAAACGGTGAAATTTGAGGCGTATCATAGATTTTATAGATGCAGTTTTTGAATTTGCCGCCATTTCGATGTTCTTCTTTGACTATGTAGCCAACCGCCATCAAATGCCCTATGACTTTGTAGGTTTTATCTCTCCCCCAAGAGAACCTTTTTCCTATGTCTGCAACCGCCAGCTTCCAGTTGACCGGCTTTGACAGCAAGTAAACCATCAGCGCCAGCCCTTCACCGCTTAATGCGGCATCATTCAGCAGCGCATTGGGCAAAACTGTGAAATTCTCTTTGAGCAGACTGCGATTTACTAACTGGTCAGTCATTCACTCGCCTCTCTGTCATCAGCCGCCACAGACGTTCAATCGGTTCCAGCTTGTCATCTGGTAGAAAGGCACATTCTCCATGCCCAAAGTCGCGTGTTTCCGCGCTTTTAAAAAACCTTTGCTTTGACGCACAGCCGATTATCCGCAAGGCATCGCCTTCTGCTTCAACCAGCACTGCAACATCAGCTTTGAACCGGCTTTTGCTCTGAAATATCAGGCCAGTGCCGTGATTGCGCCCCTTAACATCAACGGCAATGTCACCGGCAAACAAATCAACACCACTGTCGATGCCCAAGTGATATGGGTTAAACTCCACGTCCAAGACACGCGCCACGGCACACTCGCAACGGATGCCAAGCAACTCAATATTGCCTGCGCTTTCTGGCGCTTTCCTTTGCTGTTGAATATTGCTGGCACGGTTCATCTGATAGCGCATCCGCGATGCTTGCTGGCACTGCGCCTCATCCTGTCTGGATAGTTTGACTATCATTTTGGCAATATCTCATGCTGTTCAGCCCATGCGCTGTAGCGAAAGTCCTCAGCGCCCTTACAGGCATCGCAAAGACGGTTCATTTTCCCGAATGACATGAATTTTTGCTGGCACTTGAGGCAAACACGCTCCTCCTCTGGCTTGCCAGTACGGTAACGTAGAGCGGCTTTATCATCCTCAAGCCTTTGCCAGTCAAATCGCCTGCTTTTTCCCATCATGCACCCCTGCCAGCAAGTCGCAAAAGTCCTCATAATCAAGCACAGCCAATGGTTTGCGCCTGTCTGCACCAACCACCAGCACGTCAGCGCCATCAATGTTGTCGTATAAAAACTTGAAGCCATTAGCGCGTTTCTTGGCTTCTAATTCCCAAGTCTCACGCCCTTTTTTGATAATCACATCGTTCTTGAAACCATCCGCCGCACCTGACAGCGGTACACGGTAAGCATCCAAACAATGAGCGCGAGCGGTATTGACCAACTCGCGCTCAAATCTGCCGCCTTTATCTCTGCTGGCTTTGCCCATCAACCGGCTCCCAATCAGCAGAGGTAACTTTCCCGTCCGTGACTTTGTGTATCTCCACCATATGCTTTCCAGCAGGCAGGCCAACACCGTTTAGCCACTTCCATACGGCCACGCTGGAAACGCCTAATTCTTTAGCGAACTTTGAAGCTGATACTTGGTTTTGAACTAGGTATTGGTTTAAGCGCATATTTAACCCTCATAATTGAGCGTTAACTTATGCTTATAAAATATGCTTGTCAAACCAGTTTTTTATTCCTATGTTTTATTTAACCCACAGTTAAAGTAGAAAGGGTTTAGCAATGGTAAAAACAGAATCATCATCACACGGCAGGCTGGCATCAAGCTGGCAACACCCGCATCAGGCACCACCAAATATGCTCAATGTAAATTTTGGCGCTGACATATCTATACTAGGAAAGAGCAAATGGAATTTCCAAATAATTTATACAACGTGCGCACCGCCGCCCGTAAATCGCAGCAGGATGTCGCTGACGCTTTGAGCATCAGCCAATCTGAATATTCGCGGATGGAGAAGGGTAGACGTACCATAGACAGCTATTTGTCGCAGCTTGCGAAGATTTTTAATGTCGATGAGAAAGACATAACAGCCGCAAGCCAAGGCATAAGGCCCGCATCGTTAGAGCATGGCTATGTAACACAACGGATGCCTGTTTATGGAAGCCCTCACAAATCCGGTGGCTTAACTTGGACAGAAAGGCCGATTGACATGGTAGAAAAGCCAGCCAGCATGTCAAACAACGAAAGTGCCTACGCAGTATATATGCCATCAGACTCGATGGCTCCCCGAATTAACGCGGGCGAGACACTTTTCGTTGATACACACATGCCAAAAATAAAAGGGCGGGCAGTTGTCGTGGCATTCCACAACAGTAATATCCGCCAAATCCTAGAGTACAGAGACTGCAATGAGGAGAAACTTATTTTCTTCAAGTACAACCCAGCCGAAACCGTAGAGTTTTTACATGATGAGGTTGAATTTGTACATGTTATCAGAGGTATACGCTTCTTTTAACTTAGGGTAAATTACCCCTTTACTTTACGCTCATAAGTAACTATAAGTTATTTTATGAGTGGAAAAAACGAACAACTAAATCAGGCGGGTGACACAAATCTAAAACGTGTCCCGCCTTTTTTTGAGAGTTTCCAGCTTTCAAGCAAGTCAATTGAGGAACGCAAAACCACAATCGGTGGTAGCGATATAAACACCTTGGCTTCTGGTGATGAAGCAAAAATCACCCAGCTTTTTAACGAAAAATGCGGATATGACTATTCAGAGGATTTGACATGCGTTTGGCCTGTCTTAATGGGTTGCTGCACAGAACCGTTGAATATCGCTTGGTTTGAGTGGAAGCATCAGAAGATAGTTGAGAACCAACAGCTAGTCATCCGTTCCAAGAAACACCCATTTATGCGCTGTACTTTGGACGGCAGTATTGCCGATTGGGAAGGCTATCAGGCCGTTATGGACGCTAAGTTTACCATGGGGCGTCCAAAGCGGGGCGAGGCGTGGGCAGACGTTATACCGCGCCTTTTAAAGCAGTACAGCCCCCAGCTTCATTGGAATGGGCATCTTCTCCAAGAACACACTGGCAAATACGTCAAATATGGAATCTTAAACATTCTTCGCGGCGGAGATGAGCCGCAAACTCATGTCATCACGCTGGATAAGGATTACACCAAACTTCTTATCGGTATCGCTACAGACTTCATGGAAGCGGTAAAGAAACAGGAGTTGCCGTTCATTCCTATGCCTGACGATGCGCCTGTGCCACTTGATGAGCGCCAGCCATATGACATGACTGAAAGCAAAAAGGCGCTGGACTGGAAGCGACACGCTGACCAGTGGAAACAAACCTTTGGTGCTGCGCAATCCTTCAAAGATGCAGAGGCAGCAATCAAGAAGCTAGTGCCGCGTGATGCCAGTACGGCATCAGGCGAGGGCATCCGTGTGACAGTAAGCAAGAACAATTCAAAGAGGATTGAATTAGACAATGAGTGACAACCAAAAGTTATTTGCCGCGTTGTTAGCATATCAGCAAGACACAGGTGGGTTAGAGGCTGATAAGCGGGGCAACCGTTCTTCATATGCTTCCATTGGCGAGGTAATCAACAGCGCAAAATTGTCTGGCAAATTTGGCCTTACATTTAGTCAGCCGGTAAATTTTGTGTTGGATGGTGGTAATCTTACTATTTTTGTTCACACCATTTTGGCGCATGTAAGCGGCGAATACATCGAAAGCCGCTATCCAGTAATTGTTGATGACTTTACGAATAATCAAAAAGTTGGTGGGGCAATCACCTATGCGAAAAGATACGCATTGGCATCAATTCTTGGCACAGAAAAAGGTGTTGAGGAAGCTGATGACGATGGCGCAGAGAATGGTGAGTTTGATGACCCAGAAAAGGAAACAACGCCTGTTACCTCCGACACGGGCAGTCTCCCGTCCGTGGACACAGGCCACTCCCCTGCCGGTGGGGTAAAACCTGTCGGCAGGGCTTTTATCAACGCCGAATTGTTAGCGAATTGTCCAGCCGACAAACTCAATGAGTTGGTGGGACAATGTGACAATTTGAAGGTTTTGGAGGCGGGTTTCAAAAGTCGAGGTGGCCCGTCAATGCCAAAGGAAGAAATGAGAGAATTTGCCACGAGAAAGAAGGAGTTAGTAAATGGCTGATGCCCCAAAGGTTAAATATGGTGAGGATGATTTGACATTCTCTCTGAACAAGAAGGATGCCGAAAAAAAGACGGAAGATTGGCACAGCGACTATGACGGGAAAGTCATGATTGGTGGTCAGCAATACTATCTCAATGGCTACCAGAAGAATGACACCTGGGTTGCAGGCAAGTTGAAGGTTGTACCGGCAGACAAAGCGCCGCAAAAAACCACGCCTGCGGCTGCTCCAACAACAGACATGATGGATGATGAAATCCCGTTTTAAGACAAATGAGGATGCTGCGGGTCAACTCGCGGCATCCCACCCCGCCTTGGCAATACCCAACACGGATGGGTTGTTGCTGGTGATAGGCCAAGAGCAAAGCCAGTTGCGTTTAACGCCACGGCAGATGAGAGCGAAAGCTATAGAGATTTTAGAACGTGCGGAAGAAAAAGAGCGCCAAGAAGAAAAAGCCGGTAGCCGCACACAGATGGGATGAATGTCACCAATGCAAGGAGCGCTTTAATTGGCGCACTGCGGGCGTAGTCAACGGAGCCGGTGACGTATTTTGTGGAGTGAAATGTTGCCACAGATATTGGAAAAGCGAGGAAGCGAACCAGCAAGCTTGGGACAGCCTGTAGAGCGTCAACAAATAGAGATGCGCATGGTTCTGACAGTCGGCGGGCATGAGGTGGATGTGCATATGTCCAACATCTATGACCCGACATGGCGTATTGGCCTGTGTGAGCAAGATGCCAAAGAGGCTGCG